GCCTTCCATATTGATTCACAGGTATTAAAAACCTCTAATTCAGATAATGGTGGATTATTGTTTTTATTCCATTCTCTAGCAAAAGCTAAAACCTCATCAAATTGAAAATAGCAGGACCATTTACCAGCCGCCCTAGCTAATGCCTGATTCCTATTTCCTTCACTTTGAGGTTTAAATGGATCCCCTAATTCTTCTTTACAATTAACCGTTACCCAATCGGGTAATTCGGGTAATTCTCCATTAATATCTATCCAGTCAATAAGGGGTTCTATCCATTCATATTTAGCACCTGATGGGTGAATAGAAGGCGGGGCGACAACATATCCGCCTTCACCTCTTAGATCAATTCCTGGTAAGTCTGCGCGTTTTTGAAAGTTTCTAATTCCTTTTTTATTTTGAAAGAAAAATTGATAGCCTCTACCTGTTTTTTGGCAGGCTGTTTTAGGTAATCCTTTTAAATTAGCTAGTTTTACCGCTTCTTCGGTGTCGCAATCCAAAACAACCAGATTGGATATAGTGCCAGTTACAATAGCTAGATTGTAAGAAGTATCAGTAAACCAGCTATTTATTAATAGCTCATCTGGTTTTTCTTTTTGAAAGATAGTCCAGGCTACTAAAGGCGTTTTGCTTTGTTCTTTTAGTGGAATAACAGATAGACCATGCTTTAAATAATTTTTAGCTATTTCAAGCATATTATTCACAGAACCAGCTTTCTTATTTCTTGTGGTTGTTGAATATTAGGGCTTCTAAATGTGATAGCATTACTTACCCATGTTTTCCAGGCTCTTTCAATATCGGCAAAGAGTGTGCCTTTAGATATATGATAATTTTTAAATCTTTCAAATTCGTTTTCAATATTAGCTATGTTGTTAAGTTTTGCGTAGGCAATCATAGCTTCTGAAATAGTTAAATCATCTGGTAATCTGGCTTTTCTTTTTACTTTTGGTGTTTTAGTTATTTCAAAATTATCTTCACCTTTTAATTCAGATAATAATAATTGAATTTCAAAAATCAAACTTTCAATTTTCTTAATTTTATTAATCATATTTTATGAATTATTATCAGAGGAGTAGCTTACATTGATGCTAAAAAGCAAAACAATGACCATAGGGGTAAGATATAGCTACCCCTCTAATAATAATTAATTTATTGATTAATCCCCCTATGGATTAAACAAGAAAACATACCCACCATTCACTTTAGAACCCACACCAGGTTAATGTGAATAGTGGGTTTATTTAGTCTACTTTAGAAGTAGAAAATAAATATTAGAAACCGATATCATCAACAGAAGTTTCTGTTTTATTATCAGTACTCCAACGTTGAACCTTTACTTGATGAACATTTTTCATACCGTATTTTGTTTGCACGTTTTTTGTGCCTGTATATTGAATGCGTAAAGAAGTGTTTAGAGATACAGTTTCCATAATTTTATTTAAATTAGTGAAACCATAAATACCGAATTCACCTTCTTCTCCACTAAATTCCCAAATGACTTGGGCGCCAATTTTGGTAGTTATTTCTTTTCTACCAATAAAAGTTCCTTCAATTGGATCTTTAGACTTTTTGATGTCTATTACATCACTAGTTGATGCGACGTCTTGCCACATATTATTCTCCTTTTTGTTTGTTAATAAAGATTTGAGGTTTACCGTCTGGTGTAAATTCCATGACGGTATTTTCGTAGCATTTAGTTACATAGCTACAATAAGAACATTGCCAAGGGAGTAAGCCTGTTTTAGTTGGGCCATAGTCTCTTTCTGGCAAACTATCCTTGGTTGAATTGATAACTTTAGTAAATCTATCAATGATTTGACTTACTATAAGAGGATCGTACTTAAGTAGTACTTCATGCAAAGCACTGGTTTCTTTACAGTAATAAACCAATAAAGCCTGTTTTAAGCCTAGTGCGTGCATATAGAAATTCATTTGATAGATATAATCGCCAACATCACCTTTTTTGGCAGCTTTCATCGAGTAAGTAGTGCATGATTTAAAGTCGACTACAGTATCGCCATTTAAAATGCCGTCTATATGGCCAGAAATGGCCTTACCTGCTATTTCAAGCGAACATTCCCGCTGCATATCAGTTAAACCATAATGTTGCGCTATATCAACAAGGTCAGCTTCTATTTGATGCCCTAATTTAAAGACGAGTCTAGCGCGCCAATTAAGTTTTTGGCCTTCAAAACCATGATAGACATAGGCTAATTGTCTAGTGCATTTACCAGAGTTTGAAGCTCTTAGGCCATTAGATTTATAGTTATCTTGTTGATTATTTAAGTGGTTTTTTATTTTTTCTATTAACATGAATTAGCCCATTATTTTATCTGTGTAATAGTTGAATTGATCTTCTGTTTCAGCGCCTGAAATATTGGCTTGGATGGCTTCTTTGTAGCAATCTTCACAGACAATTAATGGTTTATGATTATAAATGGCTTCATGTTTTTTGGTGTGGGTTGAGCAATAATAATTAGGGTGTTTTAAATCGCTTAAAATATCAATAAATAGGTCAATAATACCTTGATTATTGTATAGTTTTTTATAAGCATTTGAGATTGATTCATCGGTACTTTTTTGAACAAGATCAAGTACTTGTTTTAAGTTATTGACAAGAATATCATGTTTATCTAATGTATTTGTTATCATTTTTTATCCCCATTTGTTTCTATAAAAAGCGGGTTATCCTCTAATAGCCCGTTTTTTATTTTGTTTTAATTGCATTACTAAGAGTTAAAAGCACCCAAGCCGATAAATTCACACCATTTTCTTTAGAAGCTTTAACAAAAGCTTTCTTAATCTCATCAGGCACTCTTATATGTAAGTAAGTTTTTAATGTTTTTTCTTTTTTAATTACTTTTTTCATGGGTTCTTACATATAATAAGATGTTGTTCGTGTCAACACATTATTTAATAATATATTTAATGATGTGATAAAGAAAATATATGATACCGAATACCAGAGTTAATTCAGTACCAAGATTGATGTAGTTTATTAGTTTATTGATAAAGCGTTGCTTAATAAACTTATTGTTCATTATACGAACCAAATCAGATGAATGTATGTAGTTTTTCATAATACCCCCTTATTACGAATAATATAAAGTAATGTTGCTCTTGTCAACACATTATTTAATATTTTATAATTATTTTAAAAAAGATGTTAGATAATGCTACGTTACACACCAAAAAAACCAAAACAGACCAATTATATATACTTTATGAATAGCTCTTATATATAGATCTTAATACTTAATTCTTAATACTTAAATCTTAATTACCTTAGTCTTACATTTCGACCGAGCTCCGAAGGAGCGAGGGAACTTCAAGTGATACATTAGACTTTAATAAAAGAGATAACTGTTGAGGGGGATCATAAGGGGGATGTACGAATTTTGTCAAGTAATTTATTTTTGGTTTGCGGATTTCTAAGGAAGTACCAAGTCTAAAAAACGCAAATTTTAATTGTGTTGTTTTTTTGTGCTTGTATATATATCATCATTATATTACAATTAGTTACGCATGAATGATAATGTAATTTCTAGCAAAAAGGGGCAATTAGTTGATTGTGATAGGTTTTTTGTCTCTGATAATCAAAAAGAGAAGTATCTTAGAAGGCAAGAAAAAGATAAAGAAAGACTTGAAAGAAACGCTGTAAAGTTCCAGAAAATAAAAGAAAAAATACTCGAAATTGTAAAAGATGATTGCACTATAGACGAAATATGTTTTCGTGCTGATATATATAGAACGCAATACTATGAGTTGTTAAAACACGATCCAGATTTTGCATCAAAGTTATCTATATATAGAGCGAGTGCAAAAACTAGAGCTCGTAACGTAGTAATGAGTGCTATTGATGCTGGTGATGTCGAAACTTCAAAATGGTATTTGGAACGCAAAGCTAAAGATGAATTTGGCAAAGACAATAAGGACTTAGGCCAGATTAATATTACAATTACTAGTGAACATGCACAAAAGATTTTAGAATTAGATACAGAACCTGATATTTATCAGATAGATAGTAATGAATAGTTAAAGTAAGATATTAACTATTGTATAACCACTTAAATACTTAAAGTTTTACTTTAACTAATGACTCTAAATACTGATACTCAAAAGAGATTGTTGGAAGCTGCAAAGAGTAACTTGCTTAAATACTGCCTTCTAATCAATCATAACTACAAGATTCCATCGCACATTAAAACGATTGCTAAAGCTCTATCAGACGTAGAAAGCGGCAAAATTAAGAGGTTAATCATCACGCTACCGCCTCGGCATGGTAAGTCAATGCTGATATCTCAATATTTCCCGGCATGGTTTCTCGGTCGTAATCCAAGCAAATACATAATCACAAGTACTTATGGACAAGAGCTAAGTAATGACTTCGGTCGTAAAGTACGTGATCAGCTGCAAGATCCTCTGTTTCAGTCAATCTTTACTGACTGTAAGATACGTCCTGACGTGCAATCTGTATCGCGTGTTGAGACACAAAAAGGCGGTAGCTATTTTGCTGTTGGTGCTGGCGGTTCGTTAACCGGTAGAGGTGCTGACTTCCTTCTAATAGATGATCCGGTCAAGGGCCGTGAAGACGCGGATAGTGACATCATGCGACAAAAGTTATGGGAGTGGTACACATCAGTAGCGTATACTCGATTGATGCCTGGTGGTGCCGTTGTGATAGTAATGACCCGCTGGCATGAGGATGATCTGGTTGCACGTGTCTTAGCAAACGAAAACAAGGCTGATTGGACCGTAATTAAGTTACAAGCGATAGATGAGAACAAGAAGCCCTTATGGCCTGAGGCGTACAGTTTAGACGCGTTAAACGACATTAGACGCACAATAGATGAGTATGATTGGTCATGTCTGTATCAACAAGATCCTATTCCTCATGGTGGTATAATCTTTAAACCAGAGTGGATGCGGTCCGGCTTTGCAGATAAAGACGAATACGCTGCATTCTATGCAGCTGTAGATCCGGCGATATCTCAGAAGGAACATAGCGACGAGACTGCAATATGCGTGGTTGGACTAAGTTACACTAATCCTGCAACAATACACGAGTTAGAAACATTGCACGGTCATTGGACCTTTGCAGAGCAAATCAAGATGATCCAAGCAGTACACAAGAAATACAATATAGATTTTTTTGGTATTGAAGATGTCGCGTATCAGAAAGCACTGATACAAGAGTGTCAAAGACTATGGATTCCGGTAACTCCACTTAAAGCTAATAGAGATAAGGTCGCACGAGCTATGAGTGTGAGTCACTTTTTTAGCCAAGGACGTGTGCGGGTCAATACTCAAGACACAAGGCGTCAAATGCTATCGTTTCGAGGTGCAGGTGAAAAGAACGATTTAGCAGACGCGTTGATACATGCGGTTGGCATGGTCAGGGATTTCTCTGAGGAACGATATCTCAAAGAAGGTGTAGCAAAGAAAGAGACATCACATGAGTGGTTTTATCGCATGGCATCACAGCAAGAAAAAGAGGGTGAGAATGGAGTACAAGAGGAACTGTACGACAAGAGTTATACTCCACCCAGTGAAGATTTTTATTGATTTATAAAGATTTATTTTGACTCTAAATTAAAAACAGTGGAGAATGTAAGCGCGCTGACACGCATAACAATATCCACGCCTATTTTCAATGGCGATAACTGTATCTAGTATTAATCCTAAAAACGCTGGCTCTGAAAAGCGAGTTGATTGCGTTGTATCGTTTGGAGTTTACTCAAACACAGGCAATGACAATACAACTGGTGAGCTATTATTACCTGCAATTGTGGGCATGACAGGGTTTAGCCGCGTAGTAGTCAATCAGGAATCAGGTTATCAAATAGAAGTTTTATATTCTCAAAGTGGCCCTGCAGTATCTTATCCAACCCCTGTTAGGTTTAAAGTTTTGCAAGCTGCAGCGGTTGTAGGTGGTAACACAAGCAGCACAAGTGGTGGCACTCCAAGTGGTTCAATTAATGCACAGAATTTTACAGGCAATGCGCTAGCAGGGCATAGCCATAACTTTGCAGGCAATGCATTAGCAGGTCATACACATACATTTACAGGGAATGCGATGGGCAATCATGCTCATACGCTGACTTGGCAAGAAGATGCAGCAATACCTGTAGTAGCTAATGTTGGTAATATTGTAATTCAAAAATCAATTTTAAATGCTGTGTATGCTACATTCGGTGGGATAACAGGCCCAATAACAATCATACCAAATTCAATAGCATTAGCTAGTGGGCAATGCCATTTTGATTCACCAGGTAACACGATTACATTTTTTGCAGGTGATGCAATTACAGAATGCAAGATAACAGGATTATATATAGGTGCACAATCAGCATCGGCAGGAGTGCCTGCTGGTAGTATAGATTCTGTGAGTGCTGGAACACCAAGTGGAACTATAAGTACTGATAGTGCTGGCACACCATCTGGAACAGTAGATCAGGCAGTATTTGCAGGAAATTTATTAGCTACACATAATCATACTTATGGTGGTGGAGGCGGTGGATCTGTAGAGGTTGCAAATGGTACAAATTTAAGTGCTGCATTGGGATCAGTGCAGATAATTTGTTACGGGGTTTAAAGTGAAAAGTAAGACGTTAAGCGGTCAAAGCATAGAATCGTTGGACTCAGTGGTTAACGCTTATTTATCAAGCAGAGCTGTAAAAGCAGTTTTGATGAGTAATTTTTTTATAGTTGGCGGAGTATTTTATATAAATTTAATCCACACGGAAAATTGAGGGAAAAAAGATGGGAACAATTACATGTACATTAGCAAATCAGAGTCCAGCAAGCGACGGATCATTAACGAGAGTTGATGCCAAAGTTGCTTTTGGTACTTCATACAATAACACTGGCAATGATGCCACAACAGGTGAAACGCTTAGTGCGAAGACATTCGGATTGAGTCAAATTAAATCGGTTGTATTCGATCAACTTGCCGGGTCTGGGTATGGGTTTGAGATTTTGGGTGATAATCCATCTGGCAGTGAGAGTGTGCGTGTGAAGGTATATGCGTCAGCAGGTGGGGCAGGTGTGACAGGTGCATCAAGTCCAGGTAATTCAGACATGGTTAATTTGTCACAATCGTCTGTTTTATCAACAATAAGAATTTATGTAGGGTCAGTGGTAGGCGCTCCAGCTCCTGGTGATGTGGTAACAGGTGGAACATCAACAGAAACAGCAAATGTTACGGCTGTAGTTGGTGATGCTGGTTATATCACAGTGACTGCTCCTTCTGGTGCATTCACAACTGGTGAGAATTTAAGTTTCGCACCCTCAGGAGCAACAGCAACAATGTTGGGTAATTTAGTAGATGCTTGGGTATTTTTACCGGCTTTAGATGGGAATGATATTATATTAGCATGTAATAATCAGAATGGTGATGGATTGGTAAGAGCAGCCGCTGTTTTTGGATCGACACAAGATTTAAGTACAGGGCAATATAGATTTTTCAGAACCATTCAGTCACTAGAGACAAATCATGCAGATGGGTGGAGTCAGGTAGTTATTGAGGGTACACAAGATCAGGTTACACCTGAAACAACGCATACGCACACTATTTCAGCTGGATTATCTGGTGAAGTACCAAATGGAACAAACTTAAATGCGGCAGGTTTAACGGCTGTAAACGCAATTGTTTACGGATATTAATTTTTAACAAACAAAGGAGAGAAGATC